ATTGGTGGCGACACATTCCGCAAAGTTAACGAAGCATACAAATTTGCTGCCGCTAAAAGTCAGTCAGCATTGCAATTTGCTTTGGCACAAGACTTGACAACTGATACACCGGGTTTGTTGCCACAACCAGTTTTGGGCAACGTTTTCTTGAACTACAACTTTGTGCGACCAGTTGTGTCAGCAATAGGTACTCGAGCAATGCCAAACGGACAAGGTAAATCGTTTACTCGCCCGATCATTACTCAGCACACCGCAGCAGGCGTACAAACTGAAGGTTCAGAAGTAACAAACCAAAAAATGACGCTTAGCGCAAATACGGTTACACGTAGCACCGTCGCAGGTGGCGTGTTTATCTCGCAACAAGACATTGACTTCACCGATCCAGCAGCGCTTAACGCGATCTTAACAGACTTGCAAGGACAATACCTTAAAGAAACTGACAACATTGCGGCCGATGCTTGCGTTACAGCAAAACAGACATCGGGTTTTACTTGGACAGTTACAGCAGGTGACCCAACAACACTTATGGCAGCGTTGTACGGTTGCGCGTTTAATATCAGCAACTCGACAAACTTGTTTGCAACACACTTGCTGGTAAGCGTTGACGTGTGGCAAAAACTCGGCGGTCAACTTGACAATGATAAGCGCCCACTATTCCCAGCAATCGGCGCACCGGGTCTTATCGGTCAAAACACATTGGGCGCAGGTTCGGCCGCATCATGGTCAGGCATGAACCCAATGGGACTTGAGATCGTGGTTGACGGCAACTTTGCGTCAGGCACAATGCTTGTCGTACACGCCCCAGCAATTGAGCTCTACGAACAGCAACGCGGCATCATGCGAGTTCAAGACCCAGCACTTTTGGGCGAGAACTTCTCGTACTACGGTTACTTTGCAACGTTCTTTCAAGATGCAACAGACGCAACCGCAGGCTCACGCTTCGTACAGTCGATCACAGTCGCCTAGTCGTAAGCGGCAAAACCGCTCATGGCAACATACTCAACAGCGTCAAAACAATTAACAGATAATTACGCCTGCATATCTACGCTCGAGCCAACTGACATACAGGTTGGTGACACCGTAGTTGTAGGCGCGTTAGGCGCACCGTTTAACGGCACGTTTACCGTGTTGGCTTGCCCGCAATATCGTTACGTTGGCGTTGACGGTACGACAGGCGAATTTAATTATGACGTGACGGTTGCAGTACCTAATCAAGTTTTGTACGCCTGCACAGGTGACGACGTTGATTTTGTTGCGATCTATACAGGCACAGTTGCGTTCACACCTACTTGCACGTGGGTCACGGTTGCAAACCTTGTCACCTATCTTGGCGTGTCAATCACTAATCCGTCTGACGATTACACGCTGGCTACGCAGGCCGTGAGCGCTGGCAACCAGTTTTGCAGTCGCCGTCGCGCCGAGGCAGGGTATAACGACAATCTCACAACGTCGCCTAGCGGTGACGTAACGCTGGGCACAATTATGTATTGCGCGGCGTTGTGGCGCACTCGAGGCAGTCTAGAAAACGTGTTTGCGTCGTTTGACAACATGGGTACAGCACCGCAACAGTCAATGACACCGATTGTTAAACAGTTGTTAGGTATTGACCGACCTGCGGTGGCGTAGTGCCTGCACCGTATAACGATCTATTTAACGAGGCGCTAGACGATCTGAGCGCCACGCTGACAGCCGTTACAGGTTTACGGGTAGTAAACGACCCGACAAAACTTGTGCCTAATTGTGTGTTTATTACAGCGCCAAGTTTTACGACGATTGCTGGCAACGGCAACATCGTGCGTATGGACTACCCGATTAAAATTGTTGGCAGCGGCCCAGCAGGGCTACCCGTGTTGCGTGAGATTTTGCAGATCACCGCGCTAGTGCTTGGCTCAAGCGTCATCGCAATGTCGGGCAGACCCGGCACACTCGACATAGGCGGGCAAGAGTATCCGTGTTATGACGTGGCAGTTGGCTTGCAAGCGCAAACGGCGTGAGCATACACACGCATATCGTTGCGGTATGGTAAAACTATAAAGACACCTAAGGAGTATCACAATGGCAACTAGCACCTATCTTTCAAACCCAGTCGTGCTTATCGGCGCGACCAGCGCAGCGACCACAGACATCACCGATCAAGTATCGGCAGTTACCGTCAACTACGTTGTTGAGGCACTTGAGGACACCGCGTTCGGCTCGACTGCACGCACAAACACCGCTGGCCTGCAATCAAACAGCGCAACCTTAACTTTGTACGCATCGTTTGCATCGTCGGAAAGTTACGCAACTCTTGCGCCACTTGTCGGCACAAAGTGCTACATCAAAGTAACCCCAGCGGCAGGCTCAAACACCGCAACCAATCCGGGCTTTGAATTAACAAACACTTACCTAAGCGCGTTGCCAGTCATGAACGCAAACTTGGGCGAGTTGGCTACCTACGACATTGAACTTATGGGTGGCGCATACACAGTTGACGTAACGTGATCTAACGCGCCATAACTGGCCGAGAACAGGACAAGGCAATGAGACTAAAACTTAAAGTAGATCTACAAGACGGCGTAGCGCCAGTCGAGTTAACAACAAATATGTTCGTTATCTGCGAGTGGGAAAAAACAGAAGGTCGCAAAATTAGTGACGGCAAAGGTATCGGCTATACCGATCTAGTTTGTTGGGCATACAACTTGCTAAAACTTAGCGGCCAAAAAATGCCTGCAACATATCGTGACTGGGTGAAAGAAAACCCGAACATGACGATTGAGGCAATAGACGAGACAGACCCAAACCTTACGGCGTAGGCAGTTACCGACGGCAACTAGCAGAACTGTTAGTCGCAACAGGGTATTGGCCTACGACAATCGAGTTTGACACGCGCGACCTGATAACGGTGATTACGCTATTGAATAAGCAAAAGAGGTAGCGCAATGCCAGCATCAACAACTATTGAGATCGTCGGGGTCAAGCAGACGATTAACTCTTTGCGTAAAATTGACCCGCAACTGCAAAAAGATTTTAAGGCAGACGCAACCGCAATCGCACAGCCCGCAATACAAGCAGGCAAAGCCGTGTACAAAGAATTACCGCTATCAGGTATGCGCTACAACTGGGTGCAACGTGATCGCAAACTATTTCCGTTTACAACGGCCAAAGCAATTAGTGGCGTGCGTATGCGTTTTGACACTCGACGTAATGCGGTCGGCGTAATTCTTATTGAGCAGAAAGACCCAGCGGCAGCAATCTTTGAAACGGCTGGTCGCGCTAACTCAAACAGGTTAGGTAACGCACTTGGTTTTGTTAGCGCTGGTCGCACTCGACTGATTGGCCCGGCTGTGTATAAAGCGCGTCGCGGTATTGAAGCTGAGATGACAAAGATGATTGCTAAAACTATGCGCGTCGTGCAGGCAGATTTGTAATGGCTTTATCTATACCGATAGTTTCAGAATTTGACGGAAAAGGAATAGACCGCGCAATTCGCGAATTCAAACAGTTAGAAACGGTTGGCGAGAAAGCACAGTTTGCAATCAAGAAAGCGGCAATACCTGCGGCGGCTGCAATTACGGCAGTTGCGGGTGCGCTTGGTTTGGCGGCTAAAGCGGCAGCCGAGGACGAACAGCAACAAGCGATCTTGGCTAACACAATGCAGAACGTTGTTGGCGCTACTGATGCAACGGTTGCGGCGACTGAGGACATGATTTCGGCTATGTCGAGGGCAACTGGTACGGCTGACAGCGAGTTACGGCCAGCGTTTAGTGCATTGCTTGTCGGTACAAAAAACGTTGGCGAGGCTACTGACGCGCTATCGCTTGCACAAGATATTTCGGCAGCGACTGGCAACAATCTTGCAACGGTTAGCGACGCGCTTGCCAAAGCCTATGCAGGCAACATGAAAGGTCTTGCAGCGTTGTCGCCTGAAATGAAAGGCATGATTAAAGACGGTGCGTCACTCGACACGGTGATGCTGGCACTAAACGACAACTTTGGTGGCGCGGCCGCAAAGTCTGCCAACACCGCTGCAGGTCAGTTCAAAATATTAAAAAATAGTTTGGCTGAAACACAAGAAAGCATTGGTGCAGGTTTGTTGCCTGTCTTGCAAAAAGTGTTGCCGTATTTGCAGAGCATGGCTGACTGGGCACAAAAAAACCCTAAAGCATTTTTGTTTATTGCCGGCACGATCAGCGCTATTGCTACAGCAATTTTGGCAGTTAATTTTGCTATGGCCGCTAACCCGTTCACGTTGATTGCGCTCGGCATTGCTGCGCTGATTACTGGTCTTGCAGTTGCGTACACAAAATTTGAGGGCTTTAGAAACGTTGTCAATTTTGTTTTGAATAGTTTGATTGCTGGTTTTGAATTGTTTGCTAATTCGTTTATTGGTGCGATCAATTTAATTATTGACGGCATGAATTTGATTAACCCGTTTACTGATATTGGCAAGTTGCCGACAATTAATTTGGGTCGTATTGGTGGCGGTGGCGCTGCGACTAGCGGCGGGCAGGCTCGAGAGGGTGGCACGGGCAGTATCACACCTGCGTTGCCGAGTATGCCTAGTTTGCCCCCAACGCTTATTGGCGGTGGCGGTGGCTCAGGTGGTGGCGGCGGTGGTGGCGGCGGTGGCAACGGTGGCGGGACTGGTGCTGGTGCTGGCGATCTAGTGACCATACAAGGCGGTCTAACTACGTTTGGCAACGCTGAGCGCATTGCAGCGCGTAGTAGCGGTGGCGTAACAATAAACGTGACAGGCGGTATGTCAACTAGCGCCGAGATCGGTCAAAGCGTGTTAAACAGTTTGCTGGCCTACCAGCGCACTAACGGGCCACTCGACTTACAGATTGCGTCGTAATGGCAGGTACAGCCGTTGTCGCTAGTGGCAACTATGACTTAGAGATTGACACAGGGTTTATACAAGACGCATTTTTGCTTGACGACGCAACGGCTGGCGTACTTGACAACACTCAATATGTGCTTGACGGTACAACAGATTTTGCGAGCGTGCTTGACGGCGTAAACAACATCACGGTTAAACGTGGGCGACGCGATCAAGGCGACCAATTTAGCGCTGGCACTATGTCGTTTACGATGCTTGACACGGCAGGTATTTTTAACCCGTTTGATACGCAGTCGCCCTACTACGACACACCGCAATCGCAACCGGGTCTTGCACCTATGCGTCGAGTGCGCTTGTCGCGTTACAGTTCGCTAAACGTCAAAGAATATTTGTTTGTCGGCGTGATCGTTAACTATGACTACAACTTTGCGTTAGGCGGTCTTGACACCGTTACCGTGTTTTGTGCAGACGATTTTTATTTGTTAGCGCAAACATATTTAGACGAGTTCAATGTCAGCGAGCAATTGAGCAGCGCTCGAGTCACGGCGGTACTTGATCGGCCTGAGGTTGCGTTCCCAGCGTTAACGCGTGACATTGCTACAGGTACTCAGACGCTTGGCGGTTCAGCGGCGTTTACAATTCCGCAAGGCACAAACGTGCTTGGCTATTTGTCTGACGTAAACGAGGCTGAGCAGGGTCGGCTGTTTATGTCGCGTGACGGCGATTTAGTGTTTGACGCTCGACTAGGCACAACGCTCACACCAGCCGTAGCAGACTTTCATGACGACGGAACAAACATTCCGTACAACGGCGTCGGCATAACCTTTGAAGCCGATCAAGTAACTAACCGTGCAGTCGTACAAATACTTGGCAGTAACAATCCGCAGGTCGCTGACGACGCTGGCAGTCAAACAAAATATTTTGTGCAGACTTACAGCATCACTAACAGTCTTTTGCATAACGACAGCGCCGCACTTGACTTAGCGGTTTATTTGCTTGACCCTGAACCTGAGGCACGGTACACGTCGCTAGCCACGTCGTTTGCTTTGTTGACTAGCGCGCAACGTGACACGGTGGCCGTGATTGACGTAGGCGACACGATCACGATTGAAAAGTCGTTTACGTCAGGCGTGACAACTACCGAGTTGGCACAAGAATTGGCAGTCGAGGGCATTGAGCATACGATCAACGTTAATACCGGGCATAGCGTTACTTATTACACGTCGCCAACGGTTATTGTTTATGAGCTGATACTTGACGATTTGTCGTTTGGTATCATCAACGCGGACAACGCTCTAGGGTAAAGTAGGCAAATATGACAACACCGTTTCCGTTTGTTGCTGGTCAAGTTTTGACGGCCGCGCAACTTAACGACATACAAAATTTACCGATATCAGATAAAACCGCTAGTTACGTTTTAATCGCAGGCGACGAGACTAAGCGCACAATTATGAATAATGCGAGCGCTACAACAATTACGGTTAACAACTCGATCTTTACCGTTGGCGATGTTATTCAAGTCGCTAACAAAGGTGCAGGCACTTGCACGATTACTGCCGGTGCGGGCGTAACTATTAACACAAGCGGTTCTCTAGCATTGGCGCAATATGGAGGCGGATACTTAGTAGCGATTTCGGCGTCATCATTTCTTTTTTTTAACCTAGGGTCAGGTGCAAATTACGGCGTAGGGACCGGAGGCTCATCAAGTTCAATAACTGTCAGCGGTCAGAATTACACGCTGTTGTCGTTTACAACTGACGGCAATCTCGTTGTTTCTAAAGCAGGTCTGTTTGATGTTCTTTTAATTGGTGGCGGTGGGGCAGGCGGGCTAGTAACCGCTTCGTCAAATAACGGAAACGGCGGCGGCGGCGGCGGCGGGGTTCTTGGTCTTACAACTACAACAACGATTTATTTAACGGCAGCGACATATGCGGTTGATGTCGGTGCAGGTTCGGCAGCACAAACATCGCAAGCAACTAGCGCGGGTGCTGAAAGTAAAATTGGAACTTTAATTAGTGTGCCCGGTGGCGGCAACGGTGGCGGCTCGACTGGTTCGTCTGGGCAGTCAATGGGTTTTAGTGGCGCGTCGGGTGGTGGCGGTAATCAAACTGCAGTTGGTGGTAAAACTTGTTTTGCTTCAGGTGGCAACAATGGCGGCAATTCTTCATTAACCGACAACGGCGGCGGCGGTGGTGGTGCTGGTGGTGTAGGCGGTAATGGTGCGCCCGCCAATACTGGCGGTGCTGGCGGTAACGGTATTGACATTTCGTCTTGGATAACTGGTGCAACTTATTACGCCGGTGCTGGCGGTGGCGGTGGCGGTGCGACTGGTGGCGCGGCTGGTAACGGTGGGGTTGCTGGTGTAAATAATGCGGCAGGAAATAACGGCGTCAATTATGGTGCGGGTGGTGGCGGTAATCGTTCAGCAACTTTGGCGGCTGGCTCAGGGGCGGCTGGGGCGGTTTTTGTGAGATTCAAAATATGATTCGACAATTTTTTGCACAATTAGACGAAAACAATGTAGTTACAGATGTGCATTGTGTTACGCAAGAATTTTTAGACGCAAACCCTGAAAGATATTCGGGTGTTTGGGTTGAAACATTTTTTAACGACCCTGACAAAGTTTATGCGGGCATAGGTTTTAGTTACGATCACGAAACAGAAAATTTTATAGCGCCACCGTCACCTGAGCCAGTCGACGAGCCGTAATGCAATGCGATACGGGCTATTTGCGTTAATACTTATGTTGACGGCCTGCGAAACAACACGCGACAACACACTTACCGTCAAGTCACGAGTCAAAAACATGACGTTAAACAACTGCAACGTGCCTGACCGATGCGGCATAACACCATGACTCGACACAGATACACGTCAGACGAACTACACGCACGCATGATCGTCACCGTAGGCGTACTACTGGCGATAGTTTTTTGCACAATAGTCATAGGCATGACCTACGGATTGCTCTTTATTTCGCAGCCTGAAAAACAGGCCCCCAATGACGCGGCCTTCATTGACTTAATGTCAACTATTGTCGTGTTTTTAACTGGCACATTGTCGGGCATTGTTGCGTCTAACGGCATAAAAAAACAAACTAAATAACAATGCCTAATCGCGCTTACATAGTCACGCAACAGCCAGTCGTAAAGTCTGCGTTGGCTGGCACAGCGGAGTGGGCTCGACTTGCGTGTTTGCATAGCGGTGGCAGTTTGTGGAATAACGGCACATTTGTGCATCGCGACATTCGCAACAGACCCGGCACGATTAGCAATCATGCTCGAGGGCTGGCAATGGACTTGTCGTACCGCTGGCTAAATCAAAAGAAGCTTGGCAAAGCAGACGGCCGCAAAGCGTCACTAGCGTTTATTGTTAAATGTTTAGAAAACGCAGACCATTTGGGCATACAACTTGTGATTGACTACGCGATGCAACGGTCATGGAAATGTGATCGTGGCACATGGCAACCGCTACCGAGTGTCGAGCAGGGCGACTGGTATCACATAGAAATTGATCCGCACGTCGCTAATGACCCAATCATCGCAAAACAGC